CCAAATATCTGTAGCCCCATTGCGTGAGCCCTTGAGCTTCCTGTTAGTGGGGATTCAAGATAAATTCCACGTATACCCTGTAACAGACAGCGGTAGAATGTGGGGAGGTTAATTCCGGATCCGTATACTGCATATCCGAACATGGATGTATTATCAGCCGTGCCAACCTTTAAACTATCAGCGGTAACTGATTTATCAAGGGATGCGTCAGTTAAACGGATCGCAGCTACAGATGAACCATCCGCGCTGCCCCAGCGGCTCATAATCCTGCCGTTAGCCGCCCGGATATCCAGGTTAAAACCATTAATATTGATATTAAATACGTCTTTCGGCGAGTCTACGTAGATGATTACGCCCGGGTCGAATGTGATCGCCATATGCATTGTCAGCGTAACACTCACAGTAGATTCGAGAATATATTCTCCCGCCGGTATCCTGACCTCACCAATCCCCATATCCATAGCTGTCATAAATGCATTCATTGTGGCAGCGCCAAAAAACGAATACGGATCAGAGTGGCGCATTTGAGGGGAGACAAAAACAGCCAGATGCTGGCCGTTACCACCCTGTTCGAGGGCATTAAGTGATATTCCTAAACCCTCTTCGTTTGAACCCAGGTTTGAGCGAAGAGCCGCGTCACCGATGTTCGACCATTTCCCTGTGGGGTTTGCAGCCGACCATACACCGCCATCGTTCTCAGGAGAATCCCCGGCAATGACGTGCTCAAGCTCACCAAGATATTTGTACCAGGAGCCATTGTAGTAGACGATTTGCTGGCGATTATCTACAACCAGACCAACAGCCCAGTTGCCAAGCTCCTGCCAGCCGATGGCTGCAACTGCCTGCTCGCCGCGACCAGTGATGTAGTCTATAAAGCGGCTGAAGATCATCTCCATGCCGTGCCAGGTTTTGCGCAGTACACCAAAGCGATCAGGTAATGATTCCGATTCCCGGCCATTGACTAACTTATCGAGGTTAGTTGCATTCTTAAGCAATACCTCTGGTGATGACGAGCCAAGTTTTTCGATGTTGGCCATACATTGTGCTCCAAAAATGAAAAAACCCGCCGAAGCGGGTGAATTGATTTTTTTGAAATTGCTAAGCTACGTCGCCAGGGTATGTAGCGTCGTCGTATGCGTAAAAGATTTCTTTATATTCCGGGGCTGTGACCTGGCAAGTACAGTCATCAGACGGGACAATTTCCTGAACGATACCGTGCCGCGCCCCCTTCTCACTGTCACAAAACAACAGGCGAGGTAATTCAACATCCGGATCATCCATAATCCAGTCTTCCGGGTGCAGGTCGTCGTTGTACGGTATAGTAAGGGTGAAGTCATCGACACGTGTCGGCGTTAGCAAACGAGTCGACGGCCGCCCCCCCTGAAACTGAATCCAGCAGCGCGGATTAGCATAGCTCCAGTCAAGAAGCTCAGTGACTGTTAACGTGATAACTTCATCATCGAATGTCACGCCTTCTATCAGACAGCTGATTGTTTTACCCGTCGGAATATCATCAGAAAGAATGATGTGATCGCCAAACTGATAGCACCAGCCAAGAAGCTCAGTTGTGCATTCATAGGTCCTGCGCTGGTGCAAATACTTCATAAGCCTGCGCATCCCTATCCGGTAAGCACGATCTGCAGTCATTACAATACCCAGTGAGTACGACTCCACTTTGCGTGGCACAGGATTATCAGCAGTCCGACACTGAACGATTTCTTCTGCCCAGGTAACCGGATTGATATATGTGACGTCAACACCGTCATAATCATCATCGGAAGGGGCCCTGAATGAGGTCTGCATTTCTTCAACCGTATCCTGAGGGGTAATGATCCCGGTCCAGTTTTTGACGCCTTCACGCCCGGCAGACAAGAGCCCGTCTGACAACAAAAAATAACTCATGCCTGCTTCAGTGATTTTGTCGAAAATATCTTTCGCTGAAGCACTGTCGCTGCTTGCCTCATAGTCAAAATACTCTCCCCTTGGCGTCCACCAAGCAGTTTCAAGAGCATTTATTGCAGAGGTGTCGAGCTGATTAGCATTAAATCCAAGACTATTTGCCACATGACGGAATGCGCCGCTTATAGTTCTGTTACCTCCACTGTCATATTCACGGGTAGCGACCACGCTGACGCGCCTGTCGGACTGTGCCGCCAGCTTCCCTCCGGTTTCAACGGTAATTGCCCAGGTTGTTACACCTGAGTAGGATACCGGTCTTGCCAGAAGCCTCCCTCTCAAAGCCTGCCAGTACATATTGTCGCGCGCGTTATTACTGCCCTGCTCATTGCGTCGACGACAGCGAACCTCTACCAGCCCCGGAGAACTGAGGGTGATCCGCTCAGTGAAACCTAACCCGTTGATGTTTTTAAGCGCGTACTCTCCCTGGTGACTCACCCACCCCGATCCGGAACCGTAGACGCGATACTGAATCTCCCACTCAACATGCCGGAGCCGCTTTTTCCCCTTACTGTCGAAGCCACAGATGCCGTTCGGGAAGGAGAAATTCACCTCGAATGCATCCACCACTTCATTCTCAGGGCATACGAGGAAAGGCCCCAGCCAGCTCAGCGTGTCATTGAGTCCGGTGGCCTCATAGTCGATCATCGTCCTGGCGATGAATCCCGGCCATGACTCATCAACGGCACCGGAAACCAGGCGCGCCACTGTCGCCGTTGTGCCGTCTGACGAGACGATCTGGTATTCGTTGCCACGGTGAGCAAGTGAAAGCCGTTGCACACCTTCAGGCATGCCCGAGAATGCGGTTCCCGTAGTGCTGTTATACGCAAGCGTCACGTTTGCCGTTACCGCCGGGCTGCCGCCGGTTGATGCCGTGCCGGAGGTGTAAACCGGGGCATCACCGAAAACGGCTGCAGGCAGCGAGGAGGATGTGATTGCCCCACCAACGAACGGACTGGCCGCCTCGGTTATCAGTACGGTACCGCCGTTGTCCCGTGCGACCAGGCCGGAGCCAGTGAGCCCCTCGGTGATAGCCGCCAGCAGTCCCGACATCGAGATGTAGTTCGCTACCAGCGACACCGTATAGGTGGTGCCCTGCCATGTGATCATGAACGTACTGGAGCTGTTCGAAAAATCGTAGGTGACGGGAGCCGCACTGGCCTGAATTTTTGCTGCACTGCCACCCTCGCCAGGCACCGCATCCTGACCCGGGGTATAGGACGCAATGACGAGGTCATAATCAACACTGTTGAAACTCAGCGTCACCGGCATACCCGCTACGGGAGCAAGTTCGGTAAGCAATGAGCTGGCAAAAACACTGTAACCAGAAGAGGTGGAGATCAGATAATTTGTCGGCGCCTTAATTTCAACTATGGCCCCCGTTATCCAGCTGTCCGGGAGAGAATTATCATCCTCGTCGTCATCGTCGCCATCATCCGTATCAAGACCTGTAAATGTTACAGATGCACCAGAAACAGTCATGCTGTCAGCAATAATATCGTCGGAATCAGGTGAGGTCTGGGCCATATCCAGCCCTGTTCCGCTTGATGTTCCGCCGACTTCTGTCGAGTTGAACCAGTTTTCACTTCGCGGATCAGAAGATACGTCCTCTCCTGGCTGGTACACCTTATCGCTGAAACCATCACCCAGCGAGGCTGCCGGGGTTTCTCCAATCCGTTTATCTCCTCCCGTAAACGAAAATCTCCCCTGCCCGACACAAAGAAACATTTCGACCGTCATTCGCGTTGGATCATCGGGGTCAAAACGGGTAACCGGCTGCACCAGATAATCAGGATAGATGCGGCATCGACCAAACACCTCACGTATCGGGTCACCTAGTTTTGCCGTGTTAGCTTTTGCTGGATTAAGCTCAAGTGAGCGACCACTCCCCGATGAATAACCACCGAGATCGACTTTCGGCCCGAAGAACAACGAGTAGGCTGCGCTGGCAGCTGAAATCGCAACAGAAACCCAGACAGCAATTTCCAGCCCCGTTCCGTAGGGAACAGGATAAATTCTGACATCACTGTCAGGGCTCAACTGGCAAAGCGGCCACTCATCGGGAGGAAGTGTGCGGCCATTTAATTCAACGGCAACTGGGTGCGATCTGTCCTGGCTGTACCCAGGAACATTTCTGACCATCCATTGATGCAGCGTAATATTGCCGTGCTCATGAGTTTCAAGCGGTTCTCCGGGGAGCCGGGAAGGGTAGATTCTTATCGTCATTGCCAGAACTCCACACGGTTAAACCGACGGACAAATCGCGGAAGAGGTAGAAAGGTGACATTGGTTCCCGGATTACATTCGGCAACCTGCAACTGGCCATCCAGCAAAACAACGATACCAACATGCGTCACGGTTGATCCTGAATAACAAGCAACCCCGGCCCCGATACAAGGCTCACAGCGTGTGAGGGATTTCATAAACTTCCTGGCCTCACGATCGAGCCCTCCCTCATCTTTCGTCACGCCGGAAAAATCCGGCCATAACGGGAGAAGAAGATCGCCGCGGATTTCATTGATAATGCCGAAACAGTCGAGCTCAGGATAAACGCGCCCGCCCTTCAGCCATTTGACCGAAAGGTATTTATCAGAATGGAACATGTGAATACCTCAGGAAGACATATAACGAAGACCGGGATGTTCAGCCAGGTTATAACGATTACGCGGCCAGGCCGTTTTAAGGATGTTCATATATCCGGCAGTTACCTGCACCGCAGTTGCCGTCCACGATCCGGATTTCACATCAAGGGTGTAAGGCGATGCCGCAGGTGCAGATAAATCAGAGGAGATATACCGCCGAAAAGTCAGTGTTGCCGATTTCATTTCGTCCAGAATTCTGTCAATCGCATCGGATACGACACCATCGATGTTACTGATGGAAAATTTCAGATCTTGCGTTCCGTCGGCATTCCTGGCAGGCAATGCTATATCGATAGCACACCCTTCAAACGTTACCTGCTGCCCGTCTTCTAACGAGACAGTAATATTGTCCCACCCGCGGGTAAGCCAGTAGTTCTGATCACCTGCCGTGATCTGCAGCGTGTCGTGAATGACTTCAGAGCCGCTGCTTGCATAAAGTTGCTCAAGAATTGTCATGCTCAGGCCACTCTCTGTTTAGCGCAATATCCAGTAACGACTGACCAGCCAGCCATTCCGGGTAATTCCCCCATCCTGTAGGCGGTAACGGACGCTCCCATAACTCCAGCGTTGCGCTGTACTGCCAGTATTTTGGCGCGACAAGTGTCGGACCTTCGTAAATATCAATGAACCTGGCTTTGTAGGGCTTTACCCCGATCGGAGTCTGGAGCCTCAGATAGAACCAAGACTGTCCGTCTTTCAGTGCGTCCCTGAAAAAGGCCTCAAACACCTGCGCCAGCGCATCAGTCTGAAAAATCCATTTAACCGAGGCCTGGGTGGGTGTTGAGGTGTATCGCCGCCTTTGCCTTGCTCGACCGGACGTCATTTCCGTTCGCAGTAAAGGTGAGATGGGCTTAAAACCGTACCCGTCCATAAGAGGCATGGGCAGGTACTCATCCGGATAGATAATATCCGCCATTAACTTTCCCTCCGGGCAGTCTATCTTGGTTTTTTGGGCTGTAGATTGGAGTAGATGGCGCGTCCGAATTTCTTCTGGGGGTTATTTACTTCAGCAGTGAGTGTGTTGATGATGCGTCGTTCCAGTGCAGCATTCCTTCGATCTACTGCCAGCATTGTTGCGTCGTCAGGTTGCCCGCTAAACGTGCTACGGGCATCAACACTGACCGCGATTCTTGGTTGCGCCTCAATCTGCCTTGCAGCATCCTGGACTGCCGGTGACTCACGTCCAACCGCACGAACCCCCAGCGAACCATCAGCGCCACGGGTAAGCGGCATGATGGCTTCGGGCCCGGCCTCGCCGAATACACCTGCCCCTTTCGCAAACGCAAAATATTGGGGAGTGCTGTAAACACCATTGCTGTAGGCAGAAAGTGACGGAGAATCGTAAACGCCTCCGAGAGCGTTGAATGAAAAATTAGCTCCCGCGCTTTGAATAGCGGTACCACTACTTGCCGCACCGCTGGCACCGCCAAAAAGACTACCGAACAACCCACCCGCTCCGCCGCCAAATGACGCCATAATCGCTTTGGTGATTAACGCCTGTGTTGCCATCTGGATCAGCGTCTTAATCACCGTTTCGCCCAGGGAAGAGAAAATATTTGACATCCCATCTTTAAAAGAAGCGGCGCCTGTCAGGACGTTTGTCAGGTTGTTGGAGATAGAGTTAGTGGTGGCATCCAGAATCTCGCTGGTTGCAGTGGCAGCCATTGAACTCAGATCAGAAGCCTGATCGGCATAGTTCATCAGGGAATCGCTGATCCCTGCCCGCCAGTCTGACTGCTGTTCATCGGTTTTTTTGTAATACTCCTCCTGAATATCCAGGCGTTCGGCAAGCGCTGTTTTAAGCGCTTCCGTTTGCTTTTTATACAGGTCTTCGGAAATCTGCCCACGACTGAAATCACGCTGTAAATCACGCTGCTGCCTCAGAAAATCAGCGCGAATATCCGCAATTTCCTTCATTCGATCACGGGCTTTATCCCCTTGCCCCGCGCCGAGGAAATCGATATTCCCCCTTTCCCGGGCGGCAGCATTACTGTCGGCCAGACCTTCGCGGAATGTTTTTAACTGTTCAGCGATATTTTTCTGGTCAATAAGCGCAGCATTGTGCAGCAATGTTTCCTTTTTGGATTTTTCAAGCGAAGATAATTCCCCCTGAGTAACCTGATATTTCATCTTTGCCAGTTCAGTGTTTTGGCTGGAAAGAGCAATTTGCTCCCGTTGCTGTTTAATCAGCCGGGTATAGGTATCTTCGGTTTTCTCCGCCTCGGTTTTCCCATGCCTTCCTTTTGGCTTGGGTTTATTTTCCTGGTTGTTTCTCCATTCATTCAGACCGTTATTAATCAACTCCTGCCGTCCGGTCTGAAACTGAGGATCGTTAGTTAACCCCAGGTCATCCGCAGCGTAACCCAGTCGTGCGCGTTCTTTGTCCTCACCTTTGAGTTTTGAAAGCGCCAGGTCACGGCGGCTTTTTTCCAGTGCAGCCGTTTGCTGGGTTGTCAGGTCTACCTGTGGTAAGCGTAGTGGTGCGTTTACCAGCCCCTGCCGGGCCATGAGGAGATTATTTCCGAGACCCAGCAAACGGTTAAATTCAGTATGCTCACCGTTCATCATTAATAACGATTGATATGCTGAATTCTGTTCTGCGGCCTGCTGCCGGATTAATGCTATTCGCCTGTTCTCTATCCCTTCCAGTACCGACTGGATCGACTCAGACTTAGCCTGCATCTGAGTCAGCCTCTCCTGTTCAACGGCCAGAGCGGAAGTCGCTTCTTCCAGACTACGGGTGACCGTTTCAACCGAAGTAAGGTGGTTTATCATGAAACCGCCACTGGTTGTCGGCCCGGGGTTGGACAGAACATACTGATAACCCGCGATCTCTTCCTTCAGGCTTTTTACTTTTGATGCCTGTGCATCAACAAGACGGTTTTGCTCCTCCAGCGCCTGACGGGTTTTGGTCTCATTATCAGAAACTTCGGGCAGGGACATTGATTTTGTCTTTTCACGGACTGCATCAATGGTGTTTGCATATTCCTGAGCGGATAATCTGGCCTGTTCCTGATTCTGGTACATCGTGTACCAGGCACCGGCACCAAGCAGAACCAGCCCTGGAATACCGCCAACGAGGCTTAATGCTCCACCCATGAGCCGGGAACCTACAGCAGTAACCGAGTTCAGCGCAGTCTGAGCGGATACTCTGGCCTGAATATTACGGTTAAGTGACTCCTGCGCCAGTGAGAGCCGTTTTTCTGCGGCGGCCTGCGCGTCTGTACCCCGCGCCGCTGCCAGTGCCTGCTGGGCACGATAAACTGCAGCACGCGCGCGAGCTGTCGAAACCTGCGTCCCTCTGACCTGGGCTTCAGCTAAAGCTACTTCACTTTTTGCAGCGTTAATAATCCCGGCTGTTGCAGAGCTGGCACCAAGAGCCATATTTCCCAAATATCGGGCTGCACCAACGGCAACAAGCGCTCCGGCAGCAGTGGCGACCTGATCAATATTGTTGGCTACGCCATCAAGTAATCCGGTTAGGGTATTTGTCGCGCCACTAGCTTCATTAGCTCCACCGACCCATTGCATAAAAGCGTTTTCAACTTTTGTAGCCGACGATGAAACAGTCTGCGGCAATTCACCATATTCATTCCGTAGCTTACCAAGCTGGCTGATGAGGGCTGGCACTACTTTATCAATGGTTAACTGCCCCTGATCCGCCATAGATTTAAGGTCTTTACGCGCAACCCCCATCCCTGCCGCAAGCGCCCGTATAACCATGTCGCCGCTCTCGTTGACGGCATTGAATTCTTCACCTCTCAGCACGCCCTGCGCCAGAGCCTGGCTAAACTGAGTGATGACCGAACTGGACTCCTGAGCATTCGCGCCAGAAAGTTTTAAACCAGTAGAAATAGCCTCAGTAATATCCAGCACCTGGCTGGAGCTGTAACCATATTCCCGCATTGAGGCTGCTGAACGGGAAAATAAATTAGCGTTGTCAGAAAAAGATGTACCCGTTTTCTGACTGATATCCATCAGCTGTTTTTGAGAGCTGGTAAAATCATCAGTTGATTGAGATGCCTGTTTTAGGCGGGCGTTTACTGAATTCCATTCATCAGCCAGGGCTATTAAATGCCCCGTAGCAAAAGCACCAGCAAATGCCCCGGTTAACCCCAGTGCGGTAGCCTTTGCTGACTCCATCTGGTCAGTTAGCTCAGCAACAGAACGGCGAGTTTCCCGAACTGAAGCCGCAGCCTGCCTGCCGCCATTCTGCATTGTCTTATAATAATCAGCCCCCATACGTGACGCGCGGGCTATCTCGGTCTGGAATGACTGAGAGTTAGCAGAAACTTTAATGATAAGTTCACGCAGGGTTGCCATTTCATTTCCTCAGAAACAAAAAGCCCCACATTGTGGGGCTTTTTTATGATTTCAATATTATTAAATTAAACCAGCTTTTTTCCTTGCTTCTTCCAGATAATCTTTTTCTGGTTCCTCTTTTTTATGAGCAAGTGCAATCAGAAGATCAATTTGAGCACTTTGCTTTTCAGAGATTTCTTTAAGCATAGCGATCTGATCATTAGCTCTTACGCTTCCTCTGTTCAGGAAATACCAGATAACAAGATCAATAAGGCGAGCAAAAACAAATAATAATATCCAGCCAGTAGTAGTCATTTAAAGCACTCCGTGTGTCAAAAAAAACAACATAACACCTGTTATGAGTGGCATCCACACGAATTAATACTGGCTATGGGCTTTGTTGAATAAATCGAACTTTTGCTGAGTTGAAGGATCAGATCACGTATCTTCCCGACAACGCAGACCGTTCCGTGGCAAAGCAAAAGTTCAAAATCACCAACTGGCCCACCTACAATAAAGCCCTCATCAACCGTGGCTCCATAACTTTCTGGCTGGATGATGAAGCTATTCAGGCCTGGTATGAGTCGGCAACGCCTTCATCACGGGGAAGACCTCAGCGCTATTCTGATCTCGCCATCACCACCGTTCTGGTCATTAAACGCGTGTTCAGGCTGACCCTGCGGGCTGCACAGGGTTTTATTGATTCCATTTTTACACTGATAAATGTTCCGTTGCGCTGCCCGGATTACACCAGTGTCAGCAAGCGCGCAAAGTCGGTTAATGTCAGTTTCAAAACGTTCACCCGAGGTGAAATCGCGCATCTGGTGATTGATTCCACCGGGCTGAAGGTCTTTGGTGAAGGCGAATGGAAAGTCAAAAAACACGGCAAAGAACGCCGTCGTATCTGGCGGAAGTTGCATCTGGCCGTTGACAGCAACACACATGAAATCATCTGTGCAGACCTGTCGCTGAACAACGTAACGGATTCAGAAGCCTTCCCGGGTCTTATCCGGCAGACTCACAGAAAAATCAGGGCAGCATCGGCAGACGGCGCTTACGACACCCGGCTCTGTCACGATGAACTGCGGCGTAAGAAAATCAGCGCCCTTATCCCTCCCCGAAAAGGTGCGGGTTACTGGCCCGGTGAATATGCAGACCGTAACCGTGCAGTGGCTAATCAGCGAATGACCGGGAGTAATGCGCGGTGGAAATGGACAACAGATTACAACCGTCGCTCGATAGCGGAAACGGCGATGTACCGGGTAAAACAGCTGTTCGGAGGTTCACTGACACTGCGTGACTACGATGGTCAGGTTGCAGAGGCTATGGCCCTGGTACGAGCGCTGAACAAAATGACGAAAGCAGGTATGCCTGAAAGCGTGCGTATTGCCTGAAAACACAACCCGCTACGGGGGAGACTTACCCGAAATCTGATTTATTCAACAAAGCCCTGGCTATGCTGACGCAGCCAGCAGCGCCGCTTCCAACCCTGCAAAGGGATCGCCGCCGTCGTTTGCCTCAATCTCTTCTGTGCTCCACTGAAGTTGAGCATCTTCAATGGTGACTTTAACGCCCTGCGCTCCGTAAACCGCAGATACCAGCTGAGCATTGAGGATATCGCCGCGAATATCGCCGATTGGGCTGATACGGTCGTACTCAGCCCACATCCTGAATTCGCCAACCGTCATGGTTTGTCGCAGTTCGCCCAGCGTGCGTCCCATCCGGAGCGCCAGCGCCATCAGAAACTGCATGCCAGGCATTTTTACTTTGCTTTAGCATCATCCGCGTCACGAATGAGATCAAGTGCCTGCTTCAACAGCCGGGAATGCACAGGGCCATAGATCGCTTCAACCTGTTCGGTGTCATCGACAGTAAAGACGGGCTGCAGGTCGGTATCCAGCAAAATATCGATGAAAAGCGTGACGTCGGCCCGCATCGTGCGGAAGGCTCGTTCTGAAGGGGTCAGTTCTGGTGCCTCCTGGGGCTCCTGCCCTTCCGGTAGTTTGGGTGGTTCCGGGCTGGCAATGCCCTGCCAGCGAATCCAGGCTTCTGCTGATGGCTCACGAATGATGACTTTGGCGTTATCCCACTCCGGAACGGAGACTTCTTTTTTACGAAAGCCCGCCATCGGTGCCAGTGCCAGTGCTTTAAGACTCGGTTTTGACATTAAGTTTATCGCCGGTCTCCCGGCGCTCCGTTAATTGATGGTGACGGTGCAATCAGAAGAAGTGATCACAGTGCCATCGGCATCAGTAACCACGCAGGAATAAACCCCGGCATCACCGGATACAGCGCTAGCTTTCGTAAACGTTGCGCTGGTCTGGCCGCTGACCGTCGAGGTGCCCTTTTTCCAGGCGTAGGTATAAGGTGCCGTACCGCCCTGGACGACCACGCCCATAGTCAGAGCGCTTCCTGCCGCGACCGTTTGGGACGCCGGAAGGTCAGTAGCAAACGACAGAACTCCTGGGGCGTTAATATTGGTGGGTTTACCTTTCAGACGCAGCGAGAACGTTGCAGCAACAACACCGTTGGTTTGAGAATCCCAGGTGTGCTGACGTACCTCAGCGCGCATCAGGAATCCATTACCAGACGGGAAAATAACCTTAAATCCATAAACCCCGTCGTTATCGTATGCTGCACGAAGTGCATCCTGAGCCGGGTTGCGGTAGAAGTTACCGGAAAGTGACATTTCAGACGGAGCAGGAAGGCCGTTGATATTTTCCGTTTCATCTGAACACAGCACTGTCACGTCAATATCGTTTTTCTGACCAGCGGTAAAGCTGGCCTGTTTGATAGTGCAACTCAGGTTTAACCAGGTTGCCGTATCCAGCTCTGCCGCGGTGACCGGCACAGAGGTAATCATTACTACCGTTTTTTGGGCACGTTCAAATAGTGCTGACATCGCAGCCTCCATAAATGAAAAAACCGCCAGCGGCGGTCGGATTGGATTGGTTTTTGTCAGGCAATAACCGTTATTTCGAGGGTTGCCCGATGAAGATGGGTTGTCGTGTCGTAGCCAGGAATTTTTGTCACCTCGACAGGTGAAAGTACCTGCAGGCGAGCCAGGGCGTCCAGGCGTAACGCTCTTGCTTCGTCATTCGTTTCAGCCCATACATCAACCTGAATGCGCAGTGTCGACTCTGCCTGGCCGCAGAAAACATCCCCGGCAACATCAGTCGGTATCGAGAAAATGACATAGGGAGTGGAAACTGCAGGAAGTCCGTCGCTGCCTAGCGGCACCACATACGGATAAACCCGCCCGTCAGCCAGCGACGACAGCAGGTCATAGAGATCATCCTCTGTCATTTTGATAACACCTCATCGATAGCCTGATTCATCCGCTGCATCGCCACCTGCGTAGCTTCTTCCATGCGGGTATCAAAAGCAGGGCGAACAAACGGATGTGCTGGCGCAGTAGATGTTCCCAACTCCACGAAGCGCCAGTAAAACGCATTCCGCTTGTTGCTGGCCTTCATTGTATTGTCGCTGTTCCCCGTTCGCGGGTTAACGCCACGAATATGCACCCCAGATGAAATTTCACCGCGACGGCGACTTTTCTGGGTGACGACAACAACGTTTTTCTTCAGTTTTCCGGATTTCTCAGGAGCGCGATCAATCACCTCCTCGCGGAGCAATTCGGCACCAGCACGGGTCGACTCCCGGAGAACTTTATTATTTTCGGCCTTGCTGAGCGTTTGCAGATCGCGGGCAATATCCTGCAACCCGGAAAAATCCAGATTCACATCAATCATTTTTCGGTCCCCTGTTTGCAGAGAATTTCCAGCCGGGTACCTTTGATATCCGGAACCGGAGGGCCGGTAACGTTAAGAACGGCACCTTTAAACGGGCCGGTGCGTACTTTCAGGCGGGAAGAAGCTGAGATATCTGTACGAAAACGCACCCAGACTCGAATGGTGGCATCGGCACGCTCAGCGCCAGCGGCTAAAAGTTCACGACCGCTTATACCCTTAACCTCGGCCCAGATGGTTTTCCCATCTTCCCATTTTTCAACCGGCTGACCTGAAGGCGTTCTGGAGGTTGTGAAGTTTTGAATGGTGACCCGGTGCCGTAATCGCCCTGCCTGCATAAGTCCCCCTACGTCCCAGGAATTTTTCGATGCTGTTCCAGAATTGATTTAACGCCGAACGGAATAGTATTAACGCTGTCGCTACTAACAGGCTCCCTATTTTCATACCAGTGCGAAACCAACAGCATCAGGGCCAGTTTGATATCATCCTCGATTACCAACCCGTCAGGGTCGTCGTCTGGAACAGCGTTATCATAAAGACGGCAATTTGTGATTTTTTCAGCGTGCTTCAAGGAGGCATTGAGGTAGAGAGTTAACATCACATCCTCTGTATCGTCATCGCTGTCGATACGGCACTGGTAACGAAGCTCATTTACAGAGGGCTTCATTTGCCTTCACCCCGCTTATTACCGACTTTAGGCTTAACAGTTGTTTCAGTTTCCGGTTGTTCAGTGCCGTCAAGAATCCCCATTTGAGCAGCAACCTCAAGAGCGCGCTCAGGAAGTGATCCAGACTCATATTCACCGGCGGGAATGTTTATGATCTGAATGCCATCAGGTGACCATTTCAGGTCTTTTTTCAGCAGCATAATGACCTCCATAAGAATGGGGCCGAAGCCCCATCAGATTATGCGCCAGCACCGATCTGCAGCAGTTTGATGGCCTGAGAATCGGCAAGCATTCCGCCGGTACGTTTGGTGGTGTAGAAACCAACGAATGGTTTGTTGGTGTACGGATCGCGGAGGATGCGGGTACCAATACGATCAACGATGGTATAGCCACGTTTAAAGTTACCGAACGCAATGGCTTTCGCATCTGCTGCGATATCCGGCATTTGCTCATTCTCAGCAACACCATAACCTGCCAGAGAAGAGGGTTGGCCCAGCTCAAGGCCCGGACGCCAGAGATAGTTACCCTCGGAGTCCTTCAGAATGCGAACGGCAAACAGGCTGTTGTTGTTCATCATGAATTTAGCACCGTTGCGATGAACCTTGCGCAGGGTGTAGACCAGTTTGATAATCGCATCGGCAGTCACACCAGCCGCCGCACCGGAAAGAATGTGCTGCAGCGTGCCAAAGGCACGGGTTTTATCGTCCTCCAGAGTGGAGGCGTAGGCCAGGAAGCCTTTCGGTTTTTTCGTACCGTTACCGCTGGTAAAAGCGATTTCTTCCTGTTCGGAGAACTCAACCGCCAGTTCGCTGTTGATCCAGTCCTCTACATTGAAGAAGGCATCATCCAGCATCGTTTGGGTTGCCTGAGGGTTTCCGTAGATTTCACCCATGAACGGTTCAATCTGACCGAGTTTAGACGCATCAGTAGCCGGACGGGGATCGGTTTCACCGACCCAGCCGGAAGCGGTGCCGCCAAGGTTAACCAGCTTTTTATAGTTGGCACCGCCAACAGTGATAGTTGTGGCCTCCTGGCGCATCACTACTTCATCTTTCAGAAGATTAAGAATGGTGCGGTCCAGCTCTTCCGGGACAGCATATCCGCCGTCTTCATCCACGCCAACCTGCAGGGCTTTACGCTCCAGATCACGCAATCCGTCATCCTTACCCTTGCGCATAAAGTCGATGAAAGCGGTTTTGTGCTCGGTTGCGGCCTTGCTTTGAGTGCCACCAGCTGGACGTTTAACCTGTTTAAGCTCATCCTCCAGCGCGGTTTTAAGCTGATCCAGCTCGGTCAGCTTGCCGTTAAGTGTTTCAACTTCTCCGGCCAGCTTGCCTTTTTCAGCTTCGATAGCTTCAATGCGCTTATCATTTTTCGCTTTAAAATCATCGAATTTTTGCTGCAAATTCTGCGCGACCTGCTCAACGTCTTTAATTTCGACTGCCATAATTCAACTCCTGATTAAAATTTGATGTTTTTCAGTGCATCCAGTGCGGCATCCACACCATCAGCGTCACGCTGAGAGAGGTTGCCATAGCCCCCGGCCATGAATGCTTTGGCCTGGGTGCGGGAGAGCCCAACATCGCGCAGGACCCGTTCAATACTTTTCTGGGATGGTGTTTCGCCACGGGCAAACGCGCTTTTAACATCGCTGACCCGCGCCTCGTCATTCGACGGAAACGTTACGGGACTGACCTCCCAAAGGTCGATTTCCTTTAGGAGAAACACGCCTTTCTCACGGTCGTATTCCCAGTCTTTGAGCATGTAACCAATAGAAAGGCCGGTTAAAGAACCGGCCTTCATGTGGGCATGCGCTCGCTTTGAAAGAGGATCATCATCAATGAGTAACCGGCCTTTGACATATAAGCCGACGTCATCCTCTTTCATTTCGGTATAAACACCGATAGGTTCATCCATCTGATGCTGCCAGAGCATAGCTGGCAGCGCGTTTTTCTCCCGCCATGACTGAAGCGATTTACTGAAAGCGCCGGGAACAACTACATCGTCGTAACTGTCCTTAACGCCAAACACAGAGCCATAGCCTTCAAATTCCCCGCTGTCGCTGACAGACTTTAGCTTCAGCGGAATATCCAGCCGCTGTTTAGTCATCGGCATCATGTTGTTCCTCGGTTGTTTTGCTCTTATTGCTGTCAGACGGTTTGGTCGTCATATTCATCGGCGTCAGATAAACGTCACCGCCAGAGCGTGGGTTCATATCCTCCAGTTCACGGCAGTCATTTGGTGAGTAAATGCCCCAGTTAATACCGGTTGAATACGATTCAAATCTTGATTTCATATCCCCACGCAGCAAAGCACCGGCATTAAACTTGGCATAATAGGTGCCCTGCTTCGATTCCTTCACCAGCCCCACGTTGATTCGCTGCTCAATACGGGTCATGTACGGAACGAGTGAATAGTTGATGAAGCCAATGCCAAGGTTTTCAATATTGTTGAAGGTGGCGCGGTCAGTGTTCTGCACCATATGCATCGGCACCCTGTACAGGCGGCAGACTTCCTCCAGCTGAAATTTTCTGGTCTCAAGAAACTGGCTGTCTTCGGCGTTGAGTCCCATCGACTTCCAGTCAAGACCCATTTCAAGAATCATCGGACGATGCGCATTGCTGAGCCCAAGGTGGCGATCTTCAAAATCTTTTCTCAGCCGTTCATAGGCTGCATCAGTCAGCGTTTGCTCAGTACGGAGAACGCCAGAAGTGACCGCGCCATTTGCGAACAATCGGGCGCCGTGTTCTTCTGTCGCCATACCCAAAGAAATGGCCTCCCTTGCGTATGCGATTGGGTTCAGGCCCACCAGCCCGTCAAAGGTCAACGTCCTGACGTGCCAGATATCATCCTGACCCAGCACATCCGTAGAACCATCAGGGAACGTGACCTGATATACCGGTTGCCACTGACTGTTAAGCTTAGGGTCAACGCAGCCCGGATCAATGGGTAAAAGCTCGACCACTTCACCCAGCGCTTTGACCTTGTAGGCATAAAAATTACCGCGCAGGCAAAGACACACAATGACCAGCTCCCAGAACTCCTGGGGGGTCATATAGTCATTTGGCTTCATGGTCAGTAATTTATGCAGCCTTTCAGAGGTCGCTTTTTGCTTGCTGTTACCAGTGATTTTGTACAGGTTGCAGGGAAGCATCCCCATAGACTCAGCCAGAACTCTTATGCAACCAAAGACTGCTGTAAGTCGCATCGCTTTCTGGCTGCTAACGCGCTTTCCAGTGTAGGTGTCGTAAGTCATCCCTACAGCTTCCGCCAGTTCCGCTGGCGTCGTGACCGATGCGGTGCTTTTCGTAAACATTCCGGGAAAAAACATTAGCCACCCTCCCCGGATTCAATTTTCCAGTTACCGGAAAGGGAGCGGGATACAAGCCATGACCAGAGCAGGCACAGAATACCGCCAGTAATGTAGCCAGCAGGGGGGTAAATAACCCAGGCACCGAATGAGAGCAGAATAGCCCCCAGCACACCAACAAGTGGCGCGAGTATCATCAGGATCATAATTGCCTCTTAAAGTGAGCGCACGCCATAGCTTTCGAGATGATTTGAAAGGGTTTCTTCCTTTTCAAATAACATTGCCCGTCCAATCGCCATAATCAGAGCAACAGCCCCATCTATTTTATTTTCGTTTTGCTCTTTAATTGGCCGAACAACATCATCATTTCCAGGCAGGTGCTTACCAACCACGTTTGAAATACACCAGGTCATTATCGGATTACCGTCATGATGAAATCGACCGGACTCTACAGCGGCCTCAAGCTCTTTCATCGGGTCAGACATGTTGGTGTAATTCTGGATAATGGTTATAGGGTTGAGTTGTTCATCAGCAAGCTGATGAGAAAGGTTTGTTGCACCGTGCGGGTCAATTGGGCTTTGTTCAACCGGAGTTTGCTGATTATCACGCTTGGCATCTTCAAGTATTACTCGGTAATCAATTTCCGCACCATCAGTCACGGTGATATATCCTGCTTCAACCCATTTACGGTAACGCTCAGCGGTGCGGTGATCGTCAACATCGTTGCTGTATACGGTGTCATACGGAACATAGAAGCGCGGAGATATACAGTAATAATGCCGTTTCCCATCTATTTCACGGGTAAATAGCCGAACCTTAGAGTTCATATCCAGCTTGCGCGCAAGGTCAAAAGACAGAATGCAGGGCTGTCCTTCAAACTGCTCAATGGTGAGCGTCTCATCCTCACATTTTCGCCAGCTTAACAGGTTGAAATAAGCAGCACGTGCGGCGACCCAGATATTCAGGTGTTTCGTTTTGAATATCCCGGCCATGCGGGGATTATTTTTGGCCCTGCTTTGCTGGCTTAAGAGGAAATCCGAGTAAACCGACACCCCCATATTGGGATTGGCTTTGTGAAGAACAGCGGGATCAGTCCAGTCATCCCCCTCATCAACGGTGTAAATGACGCCAAAAAGCTCATCATTAGGCACGGTTCCGTTCAGCATTTCGATAACTTCACGACGCTTATCGTAGCAAGGCCCCTCAATGTTATAACCAGCAGTGGTTATAGCCCACATAATCGGCTGTCTGCGGGCCCCCATGCCGGTGATCATTGTGGTATACAGCGCATCGCTTTCGTGCTCGTGATATTCATCAACAATAGCGCAATGCGGTGACTGCCCGTCACCAGGATTACCGATCAGCGGTTCAAATCTGGCGCCATCTTCAGGACGGCTAAGGTTCTTGGCGTTAACCTCTATTCCAAAGGCTTCAACGAGTAGTGGCGTGCGTTTGCACATCAGCCGCGCAGGTCGAAATACTTCCCATGCCTGCTTTTCAGTGGTTGCACCGGAATACACCTCCGCACCAAATTCACCATCGCAGGTGAAACAAAAAAGCGCCACACCGGCGCTTATTGCTGACTTACCATTTTTACGGGGAATTTCAGTGTACACCTCCCTGAACCGACGTAACCTGCTGCCTTTATGAACCCATCCAAAAGCGCAGCAAATAATAAATAATTGCCAGGGTTCAAGGGTAATAGGCATCCTTTTAAATGCCCATTCACCTTTGGTGTGCGGGAGAAGTTGAATAAACCGTGCGGCACGCTCAGCAAGGTCTTTATCAAAGCGGTATCGAAATTTCTTTCCCTGCGATTTTGACAAATCGTCGATATGTCGCTGGCAGGCATCAATGACATACTGGCATGCCGGAATCTTTCCGGCGACAACATGCCTTGCGTACTGATTTGCAGCGTTAACGTTTGGATAGGCTTTTCGGCTCATGGCGTGATCATCTTCAGGAATGGGTTTTCGTTCTTTTTCTTCCCGGCCAGACTGACCAGGCGCTGTCGGCTGCTGGGGTCCAGCCCCAACATTGAACCGGTAGAACTCATTTCCGATTCCTGTTCTTTTTTAGCCGTAAGTTCAGGGTTTTTAATTTTCCCGCCCATTGCGCCAGTGATGGATAAACCATCAACAGCTATATTTTTTACCGCCCTGCGCCAGAACTCATAGGCAACGCACCAGCGCTCCAGTACTGCAAGATCGGTCACACAGAGCAAGCCCTGTCCGCATAATTCTTTGGTCGTCAGCTCCCACATGATGGATGCTAACGGGAGTTCCTCTTCTGCAAACCAGTCCGGAGGTGCTACGCCATTGATGGGGGTGAATACTGGTTCTTCTTTATTCAGGGCTCGCTTGCCGGGGTTTCCGGCCAGCTCCTTGCGCGCCGTTGGCTTTGGTCTACGCCCGGAACGCCCCGCCGTTCCAGCCATAAGC